TTATTCTATAAAAAGAAATCGTTTAAAAAATAAGTATAATATATATTTTACAAAAGCCTTTACTCTATTTCCAGTAGGATATACAGCACCAGAAGTTCCACATATTCCTCTCAAATGGACAGGTAAATAGAAAGGAGAATATTTATGATGAATATCCTTTCTCCATTCTAAAATAGACTGAAATAATACTTTTTCGAAATAGCACTTAGAAAAGTCATTAATCAAATTTCTTTTCGAAAGAAATAATGGATAAAAGTCTTTATGAGCTATGAAAAATACTGAAACTGTAGTTTTCTCTCTTAACCCCAATTCACAATACACACTTTTCTTATCCAAAGAACACGAGTCTATTAATTCTATCACGTTCTCAACAATTACTCTACCAGTTATTTTTACGATATAATGGGATTGAGCAATTAATTTTGAGTGAATGTATGCATAATTCAAAATTAAAGCTTCTCCAAAGCCTTTCCCTAAATAACGATCATAATTATTCCCATCAAAAGTAATACATTCTAATCTACCTTCAGAAATTTCTTTTTGATATAGGCAAGATATATCTGTATTTGAATTCTCGATAAAAACAATTTTATATTTGGTATGAGTTAAATAAAAAGACAAACTCTCTCTATACTGCTTTTTACGTAATTCAATATCCTGAACTACAGTATACGACATCCCATTAGGATTAATACAAGCTGTTAATAATAAAACGATATCATCCATATAATTCGTCTGCATATATTTTCGATAACCAATTCCAGAGATAATTTCGATTTCTAAATTTTAAAGAATCACTCTGCGTGTAATTATAAATATATCTACCATTTATCTCTCCGTTTTTAATCCGACCATCAAAAATTTTCACCTCACCACTATCATTAAGTATTAATTCAAAATCAGAATATCGTTGTTTTAAAATATCTTTTATAGAACACTCTGAAAGAATAGAACTAGTTATGATAGAAATGGTTGGTTTTTTGTTATTAATAATAATCCAATCAGAAGGTATATATTTAATTAATAAATTATCAAAATAGCTATTCAACCATTTAGAAGGAACAATTCGTATTGGATTCGTATTTACATTAAGCCAAGATGCACATAAACTAAAAGTACTGTTAGCTATTATATTCACTTTGCAATACGACATTAACTGAATATCGCGAAACGAATTTTCTCCTTGATTCCAATCAACAAAAACTGGATGATCTAAATTAAGATTAGACTTAACCCATTCTATATCATCTGAAAAAATAAAAAAAACAGGTTTAGACAACAGAGAATAAACTTTTTCAATTGCATCCTCATAATATTTTTTATCACAAATATCTCCTAAAATAACTCTCCAATGAACAGAGTTCTGATAATCACCTCTTCGAACATGGATACTAACAGAATCTGACTCTCGCATCATATTTATAATACGCTTATTATTATCATTATCATCTTCAGGAAATGACAAATTTTGTCTCAATTCAGGTAGTATCCTATTAATAAATTTATAATCCATCCACTCCGGATAATCAATCACATTTATTCCCAACAAAGAAGAATATTCTACAACTTTTCTTCTATGAAAAAATCGATTAAAGACTCTAATATAATTACCCCACTGCTTTATTACAAATATAAAAAAATTAAAGTAAGGCTTCTTTATCAAGCCCCCCTTTACATTAAATATTTTCGACAAATGATTAACTCTAAGATAAAGAATCGTTCGACATCCCGATTTTTTCAAATATAGCCATAAAGCATATGACATAATCTGATTACCTAAGCCTCCCCCTGTTGTAACGAAATACATTTTCATTATTCATAACACTAGTGTCCGAAATAGAATTCCGAAACATTTTTAATTAATATTCAATAGTTTATAATGGTTTATCATTTTTTCGATAAAGAATCAATACTTTTGGTAGATGTAATCCTCTTATTTAGATTCATCATGCTAAACGGAAAGACTGCCTTTGCTCAAAGGCATGATTCTTGTTATTGACTATGAACTCAAAAAATGTATTTACAAATATAAAAGAGACTACAAAACCAAGAAGTTCACTTGTCGTGACCAGTTCATGGTTATGAGTTATGCTCAGTTCACAAGGAGTTCTAGTCTTCGAGTAGTAATAGAAGCTACCCTTACTGCATTCTCTTCCAAACCATATCATTTGGGACTACCCCATACATAAATCGACTATTACAAAGATGAATGAGAATAAAGATTGTCTTATTTATAAAAATTTCGCTCAAGTTCTTATCAAACGTGCAAGCGATTTGTATAAAGATTATTATTTCAGAATCGCCCTCAAAGATATGGTACGGGGCTCAATACAAAATGTGGCATGAATGAAATGTAGGGCGAAGTACGTGAAACCGCCTGTACATCGGTAATTGACGAGTGTCGCGTGATATATTTGGGAAGAAAACAAAAAGTTCCGTTCCTTCTATTTTGCTTCCATTGCTTCTATATTCATTCCGGTGGACTATGCTGTAAATAAGGGAAACAATGAGAAACAGATTGAAAAGATGAAGAAAAGGTTGTATGTTACTTCTGTTTTAGGCTTAAAATAAAGGCTATACGCTCCACTTAGATGAGTATATAACCTTTTTATTAATTTAGATATAGAAATACATTACAGCGGCTTAAAAATATTATTTTCGCGCGCTTCGAATAAGTGTTCCTTGTTGTATGATCGCTTTTTTAGTAGCGAAGGAAACACCATCGGACAACCCCTTGTGGCGTAGGGTTTCTTCCGTAATACCTATCTCTTCAGCAGTAAATTCAGAATAGATTGCTGATATAGAACCAAAAAAACGGCTTGTTTTTTTGAAAATGAGATGAACATGTATAACCTTAGTCTCTTTAGCCATGATCTTACTTTTAGATATTTATAATACTGAAAACTTCCATATAATTACTATATAGAAGTTTTTCTAATTGCAAATATACGAAATAAACAAAGAAAATAAGATGTATTTTTGTTTATTTCGTGATAAATACAGACTTATGGAAAAGATTTAATTTATTGTTAAAATAGCCTATACCCATGCCAGCACCCTTTAAACACCCATTAGAAAATAGAGACAAAATGTGAATATCACCCATTAAACACCCATTAAAAAAGAAGTGTTTTTATTGTTGAGTTTTACCCTATAATACTGGTATATGCATTGAGTTATACCCTATAATACAACTTTTAGGGATGCAGATATTTTGATAATATAGTGAAAAACAATGATTTATAATAGAATATAATGTTTGATATTAAGTTAACCTTTTCATAAGTAGGGACATTTGACTTTTCAAAGCATCCACATCGTCCTCTAAATGGTTTACTTTATCATAATATGTCGCGTTAATATTAGGCATCTTTGCGCTTAAATACCATTCCACATATAGTATAGTATTAATTTCATCTTCCATCAAATTAAAGTTTGGGTAATTAGCTTTATCAACATTATCAGAGGTACAAACGATAAAACCATGTTCACGGAATCTATTTTTTATGCGTTTCACGTAAGCACGTCCACTTCTGTCGCTTACCACATATACATGATTGTCTTTAATCTCATTCCATTCACTTCGATCCAATAATCTTAAGATGAGATATGAACAGTCTAATAATGTCGGAGACATACTTTCTCCTCGTACTTTAACACAGAAATATTTTCTATTCCTACGTAGCATATTGTAAGGAAGCCTAATAGTCTCCACGACTTCTATAAAATCAGGATTTTCACATCCATAACCTGCAGCTACAGATATATCAACGATAGGGATTGACTCAAAATCCGACTCTATTGGAACGATTTTAGAAATTTTCGTTTGATTGTCATCACGCAACATTGAACCACATCCAGCAAGCAACCAATCCGTAGAGATATCGCTATAATATGAGAGAAATTTCAACAGGTTATCTTCAGACATTCCATTTGGTTGACTCAATACGCCATTGGTTATGCCTGTATTTTTATAACATTCATACTTTGTAATCCCTTTAAAATCTAAATATTGCAGAATCCTCTGCTTTAGCACTGAAAAATCTCTCGTATTTTCTTTCATAATTGAAATATCTCTATTATATTTGCAGCGTGTTACAGATTAACAGCGCTCAAATGTATGAATAATAACTCAAAAATAAAAAGGTATGAAACAAATAATTGAATTAAGAGACACTGAAAAACGAAAGATGATTGCAGAAACATTTGGAATATCTCTCGCAAATCTTAGTCAAATACTCCGTTTCAAACGGAATGGAAAGAATGCAGAAGCAATTCGCAAAATGGCACAAGAAAATGGCGGTATTAAATATACCGAAGGCAATGAACCATCCAAAGTTAAGGTTTTAGACTCTCGTGGAAATGTTACAAACATTATTAATCAATAATTTATCTGCGATATGAAAACTATTAGATTTATTCAAAACGTGATGGTAGGAGTCGGTATAATCACTGCTATCGCATTAGTTGACCGGATAGAGGTTGAGCCATCAAACATGTGGGCGGCTACTGTAATAACAATACTTTCTGTAATTATTGTCATAGAACGAGAACTAAAGTCGAATAACCAATAACGGAACGCAAGAATAGAACTTCCTTCAGGATAGCAACTATTAATTTGAATTTGCCATGTATTTCAATAGGTAGTAGTAGAAAGATTGGGAAGTAGCTACAATTCCGGGGCGGTGCCGGAACTTGCACAAATAATAATATTAATATAATGGCTGAGATATTTAATAATCGGATTTGCGTGTTTGCGAATGAATTAATCATCTTCAATCCCAAAACGCAAGTTGGGAGTGAAGATGGGTTCATTCCTGAAGGAACATACTATTCGATGGCGAGGAACGGGCAACTTATCGTACTCCGTCGTGGTATTCCCGGATGTCCTGCCCTAGTAGATTTTGAAACCATGAGAAAGGACATAAAGAAAGAGTACATTGTACGTAAGGGTGATCCCCGTGCGGAAATTGCCGCTAAAACACAGAAATCCATACTTGAAGATGCGATTGTCTACAGCAATGCCGCCTACGAGTTTTTCAGTGTAAAATACCGCTATGACGGTGACAAGAAACTTCCCCCCGCGAAGATTGACGAATATACCCTGAATGTACGCATCATGAACGCACTTCTCTCCCTTCGTGATGGTCGTAAAGCCAACTCGATAGGCGGTGGCGGTACGCGCATCAACGTTTGGGAAAAGCTCTGCAAGTTGAGCAATGATCTGCTGACACTGAAAGACCCGAACGGGCGTGATATTTTTCCTCATAATCTGCCGAAGAACTGGAAGGCTTTAAAACGTAAATGCGAGCAATATGAAGCGGCACGACGGGTCAGCGAGGAAGAAGGCTATCGCAGTGTCATCCATAAATCGTATGGCAACAAATACGCGGCAGTCGTACTGAACGAGGACGCAAAGGCGGTGATGCATAAATTAATCAGTATGCATAACAATCTGAATAATGTTCAAATCATGGAAGAATACAACAAGGTGGCTTCCCTGATGGATTGGAAACCGATCGATAGTCCTACCACCGTTGAGAACTGGAGACAAAAATTTGCTCTCACAACAATGGCGGGAAACAAGGGAGACAAAGCTCTGAAGAACACACGCATGAAACAGATACACCGCGAAGCCCCGACACAAGCACTTACTTACTGGACGCTGGATGGATGGGATGCGGAACTGTTCTATCAGAAAAAGACTCCCAAAACGGTAAAGAAAAACGGTGAGGAAAAGAGATATATGTACACCACTTATACCAACCGGAAAACGATGGTAGTCGTACTTGACGCATGTGAAAAATATCCGGTAGGGTATGCCATTGGCGACCATGAATCACCCGCTCTTATTCGTGAAGCATTACGAAATGCGGTACAACATACCAAAGAGCTATTTGGGGAACGCTATAAGCCTTTACAGCTACAAAGCGACAATTATCAAAAGAAGGTGATGGTTCCCTTCTATGAAGCCATGACCAAGTACTATACACCAGCCGCTTTGGGAAATGCAAAGTCCAAAATTGTAGAACCCTATTTCAAACGGCTGAACGTGGAATACTGCCAAAAACAGGCGAACTGGTCGGGCTTCGGTATCACTGCCGACAAAGATAACCAACCTAATTTAGAAGTATTAAACCAGAATCACAAGTTCATCCCGGATGAAGCCACCGTTATTGCGCAATTAGAGGCTATAATAGCGCAAGAACGGGCAAAGAAGATAGATGCTTACCGCGCTGCATGGGAACGTACCGAAGAAGCCCGCAAAATGCCTTTCGGGATTGAGGAATATCTGATGCTCATGGGGGAAACCACCGGACGCACAAACAAGATCACAGGTTCGGGACTGTTTATCGAGTTCATGGGTGAACGAATCTGCTTCGACAGCTTCGACCTTTCCCTCCGCGACCATTACAACGAAGACTGGATAGTACGCTTTGACCCGGACGATATGAGTCAGGTGCTTGTATCGAACGCAAAGCGCCTGAAGTCTGGTCGTGTTGACAAAGAGATCGGGACATTGCAATACGTACTGCAACGTGATATCAAAGTTCCGATGGCTTTGGCTGATCAGAAACCGGAACATTTTGAATACCGGGCACGTGTCGACAGGTTCAACACTGAAATGGTGGAAACGGTGAAGGAGAAAGTGAAAGAGGTAGACAGGAGAATCACCACCATTTGCCAACGTATCCCCGAAATAGCTGCAGGAACGGTTCTTGACCGCTACCTGATAACCGACAGCTTGGGACAGCACAAGGATGTCCGGTCGAAAATGAGGGATGACGCCACGGACGCGGATTTCATGGAAGTGACCCAACATATCACCCGGCAAAGTGTAGCAATGGCTTCCACCGGAACGGATGATGAAGATTACGATTACAACCCGCTGGACATGAATTTTTCAAGATGATTTAAAAACAATTTAAAAGATATACAACATGGATAATCAAGCATTAAAAATGTACATAGAGAAGTTAATCAATCGCGGATCATCTGCAACGGAGTTGGCGCGTAAATGTGGAATATCGGATACCGCCATGTCCCAATTCAGAAGCGGCAAGTATGGAGCTAACGAAGACTCTATCGCTGAAAAGATCGCTTCCGGTCTTAATTACTACGAAAACGCCTGGAATGTAGTGGAAAGCGTCACCAGTTACCAGCAGGTACGCACCGCGTTCGTGGCAGCCAAACGGAATCACAAATGGATGTGCATATCTTCCCGATCCGGCAGTGGGAAGACTCAATCCCTCATAGACCTTTATAACATGAGTACTGATAATTCAGTCATATATCTGAAATGCCGGAAGTGGACGGCACGTAAATTCCTGACCAAGTTAGCCACATGCATGGGGGAAACGGTAACGCGCTATATGGATAACGATGACCTTATGGACTTGGTTGTTTCACACATAAACCGCATGGCTGGAAAATCCCCTTTGTTAATACTTGATGATGCCGGAAAACTGGCGCACAGTGCTCTTTGTACGTTGATACCTCTATATGATGATACTTTACACCGTTTGGGGGCTATCGTAGCCGGAACGGAGACGCTGGAACGCAATATAAAGCGTTATGTCGGTCGTGTAGAAGGATACGACGAAATAGACGGCAGATTTTGCCGGAACTACATCGCATTGCTGGGAGCCACAAAGAAGGATGTCAAAGCCATTTGCGCGGCAAACGGGATCAATGATACGGAGGAACAGGAAAACATTTGGGGAAAGTTGAATAAAGAGAAAAAAGAGCCTGTGCCGGGAAAATATGTTTGGTTTACCGATGATTTACGTGAACTGTCCGGCATGATCGAAGACCGTATAATCAAACAACAAATCGAGCGTGGAGAACTGGCATGAAAGTTTGGAGTCAGAAGAACCTAGAAGACATCCGACATGAATATATTGATTTTGACGGTGAATGGTATCTGGCATTCGGTCGTCCGGAAAAATCCGGTTGCTGGATCATTTACGGAAAGTCGGGACAAGGAAAAAGTTCTTTCGCTCTGCAGCTGGCACGCAAATTTGATGAAATGGGGCTCCGGGTTCTTTATTTAACACTTGAAATGGGCGCATGCGACGACTTCGTGAATTCCGTTCTTAGCGTCGGCATTCATAGTAAAACGAATAATATAATCTATTCGGATGAAGCCACCATCACAGAACTGGACGAATACCTCTCAAAGCAACGCAGCCCGGACGTGATAATGATAGACTCCATACAATACTTCGAGCAGCAAGGGGGAGCGAAAGCCCCCGAAATAATCCGCCTGCGCAAGAAGTATCCGCGAAAGATATTTGTCTTCATCTCGCATGTGGACGGGCGCGAGGTGGAAGGAAAAACAGCCTATGACGTGAAACGTGACAGCTTTAAAAGAATCTACGTGGAACATTTCAAGGCAACATTTATCGGACGTGGCAAAGGAGGTTCACGCGGATATTACATAGTATGGGCGGAAGGGTATCAAAAATATTGGATTGAAAATATTAAAAGCGATAATGATGGAACAGAAGACGAAGAAACCTATCAGTAAGAGCCTTATCAAACGCTTGCATATCATATACAGCGCACAAGGCATTGATGACGAACAAAAGCGGGCTATCCTGCTAGACCTGACAGACGGACGGACAAATACCACAAAAGAGTTGACATACAGCGAGGCAATGTATCTCTGTGGTTATTTGAACGGTGCGAAAAAAGAAAACCGGGATCTAACCATCACCGAACGGGAAATAAGGAGACGCAGATCGGCTGTCCTGAAGAGAGTGCAGCGGATCGGAATCGACACAACGGACTGGGGAGCGGTGAATGCGTTTTGCCTTGATACCCGGATAGCAGGAAAGAAGTTTCGCGAACTGGACGGGGAAGAACTTCTCCTGTTGATACCGAAGCTGGAGTCAATATTAAAAAAGAAAGAAGATGGCGGATATTAGTGCGGAACAACACCGGATAAACCGGATTAATGAATTACTGGATCGGCTTGACAAGATTCCCGGTGAGCTGGATGCCATACACGAAAAATTGTATGCCGGAAATATGAATCGTAACGAGTTTGCGAAGTTGGTAGACCAAAGGTCATCGCTTTATATCGAAGCGGAAAACAAGGAACGGGAACTGAAAGAAGTATATAAAATCAAATTGTAATTAATCATTTAAAAGTTAATAGTATGGATATTAGTAAATTGTCAAAAGAAGAAAAGGCGGAACTGTTGCGTAAACTGAAAGAGGAAGAAAAAACAGAGTCCATTCAGCGGAAAGAAACCTACGAAGCATTGAGGCATCAATTCATGTTCGATGTGGAAAGTAAACTCATGCCAGTGGTGAATGACGTTCAGGGCTTTTATGATTGGATTGTAGGTGAAAGCAAGGCTTTCCGTAACGTAATGCGTGAATACGGTCAGCTCCGTATGCGTCAGGGTGAAGAAACCGCCACTTTTTCAGTAGTAGACGGGAACTTCAAACTGGAGGTAAAAAGCAATAAGGTGAAAAGTTTTGATGAACGTGCCGATCTCGCTGCCGAAAGGCTGATTGACTACCTGAAGAATTATATAGCCCATTCGGAAAAAGGAGTCGATGATCCGATGTATCAAATGGCGATGACGCTTCTCGAACGTAACCGTCAGGGAGATTTGGATTATAAGTCTATAAGCAAGTTGTATGAATTGGAGTCACGTTTTGATGAAGAATATGCGGCTATCATGCAGTTGTTCAAAGAAAGCAATGTGGTATATAAAACCGCAACTAATTACTATTTCCATAAGCGTGATGAAAACGGAGTATGGCGTCGTATTGAACCTTCATTCTGTAGATTATGATCATAGCAGTTGACTTTGACGGAACCATTAGCCGGGGGAAATTCCCGGCTATTGACGGAGAGCAGCCATACGCTGGCGAATCGCTTCGGAAATTACATGATGAAGGACATAAAATCATTATTTGGACATGCCGTACTGGTGATCAGTTATTGAATGCCATCAACTGGCTGTTGGAACGCAAAATACCATTCGACCGTGTGAATGACCATGATCCTGAAAATGTCGCTAAATATGGAGAAGGCGGGAAAAAGATATATGCCCATTGCTATATCGATGACAAAAACATCGGAGGTTTTCCCGGATGGCTGGCATGTGTGGAGGAGATTGAACGGATGGAAGAAGCCTATAAGATTTCTTTAAAAGAAAAATGAAACGTCCCCCTATTAAATTCATAATCCAAATAGATGAAGACCGACTCTCGGAACTTATTTATTATTGGAATTACTACGACAAACCCTGTGACTTACTTTTCCGCAAACCGAAAACACCGGGACTAGCCGCAGTAATATTGACGGTAGAAAGCGATGAGAGTGCGGACTTCCTATGGAGAATAAAAGAGAAAACAGGGGCAAAGTTATACCAAAAATAAAATCAAGTTACAATGAGAAAAGAATACTATAATTACATTGTAAAGATGCCCGCAGTGCTTCATGAAATGTTTCGTCAAAAGGTTTATGACAATCATTTTTCAGATATGAAAACTGTAATGACTCACTTAATAAATTCATATATCTGTACGTGTGACGGAAAGAAAGTTTCCAGAGCGACACAGCTTGTTCTTTCACACATGAAAAAGAATCCTGATATGGAATTCTTTTTCCGTCACCAAGAAAAGTCTGTTTTTGTTTTTGAAATGGATCATTCCGTTATCAGTGGCTTACAGCGTGCGATCGAAGTTAGTGGTCTTAACCGAACTAAATTAGCCATACACTTGATATGTTCTTTTATTTCAAGTGCCGACACTACCCTTCAAGCACTTTCCGGAGAGATTCTTGTAGGCTCTATCTCTTGTAATCAAGATACATACTTAATCCATACTTATGTGAGCGACTATCAGTATGTATTTCTCAAAGAAACGGCTATAGCTAGAAAAATGAAAATAGAGGGGATGCTTACTGCAGCAGCGGAAATACTTGTAAGAAATGATGCTGATGCGGGCTATTACACACCGGACGTGCTTCAAAATATAGCAGATCGGGTACTTGCTATACAGGGAAGTACACTAAAGGATTTTCGTAGACAGAAACTGGTATCTATCCGGACGAACACCATAGGTTGTGACCGTATTCTCCTTTTTATGAGAAAGCATAATATAGCTTCATATAGAGAATTTCTTCGTCGAGTCGTATTATTCTTTTTAGAAGCACGTTATCTGATTTATAAAAAAGAAATAGATATTCAGGATGATGATTTACCGGAGGACAACACTGAAGACTGGGAAGAAAATCTGTATAAAAATTATGCTAAAAAAGATTTTGTAAGAAGTATTTATATATAAATAGAAATGGTAAAAGTAAGAATTGTACAAGCAACTATCGGATACTACGAAGTAGAAGTGAAGCGGGCATGGTATTTGCCCTGGGCTACTGTGTATGATGGATGCATGCCTTGGCGTGGATCTGCCAAACAAGCGCAAGAACTAAAAGTAAAATTACTATTAAGATATTCGTAATAAGAAAGAAAGGAGCTAAATAATGCCAATAAGTGAAGTGTATAATATGGACTGTATGGATTACATGAAAAGTATTCCTGATAAGTTTTTTGATTTGGCAATAGTCGATCCGCCCTACGGAATTGATAAGGCGTTTACGCCAAACAGTCGAATTTCAAAATACGGTCAAACTATTACTGCAAACGATAATAAGCCTAATATAGTATATTTTGACGAGCTGTTTAGGGTTAGTCATAATCAGATAATATTTGGATATAACCATTTGTCTGATATGTTACCAAAATGTAAAGAATTTATCTTTTGGTATAAACATCAACCTGCAATATCCTATGCAGATGGTGAACTCGCTTGGACTTCATTCCAGAAATCCGCAAAGTGTTTTGATTTCCCATATTTTGGAAACATAAACTCTGAAAAAAAAAGAATGCATCCAATGCAAAAGCCAGTCAAACTCTATTCATGGATTCTAAAAAACTATGCTAAATTAGACGATAAAATACTAGATACTCACTTGGGGAGTGGAAGTAGTAGAATAGCCGCCTATAAAATGGGATTTGATTTCTATGCTACTGAAATAGACAAAGAATATTTTAATGCTCAAGAAGAACGCTTCCGGTGTGAATGTTTCGGTGAAATAAAAACAGAGAAAGGAACTTTAGTACAAACAAGCCTATTTGGCGTATAACCAATAGAGTAATGAGTAAAAATATAAGTGTTAAAACAGAAGAACCGTTCTGCCAGTTAGTAGGATTGCCAGGGGTTAATCGAGATATTGATTCGTACTGGATTAATGATACAAGTGATATTAAACCGACCCTTGAACTCGGATTCGCATGTACTGCTGCCGGAAACAATGGAGCGTTAAATATTTGGAAGGATGATGCAGGAATAATTCGTGGCGAATTGTCGCGATGGCGTTTAACTGTTGAAGAAAAGATATTTTCTAATTATTCAGAAGCAGAAAAATGCGTTGGTGAATGGCTTGAAAGAATTAATTAATAACAAGTACGAAATGACCTATAATAATGCCAATAAGTGAAGTATACAACATGGACTGCATGGAATACATGAAGGATATTCCTGATAAGTTCTTTAATCTTGCAATTGTCGATCCGCAATACGGAATAGATATTATGCATAAAGGCGGAATGCCAAAACATTTAGGATTTAAGCAGTATGAACGAAAAGATTGGGATATGGAGCCTCCGGGAGAAGAATATTTTCAAGAACTGTTCAGAGTATCTGAAAATCAGGTAATATTTGGAGGAAACTACTTTACTCAATACCTTCCCGCTAGAATGGGTTGGATTGTTTGGGATAAAGGGCAACATGGATTAACCATGTCTGATGGTGAATTGGCATGGAGTAGTTTTGACAAGGCTCTTCGGATCATAACTCTAAATCGGCGTACAATTGGAGAACGAGGTGGAAATATCCATCGTTGTCAGAAGCCTGTGAAATTATATGCTGAAATATTAAGAAAAAACGCCAAAGAGGGAGACAAAATTTTTGATAGTCATTTAGGTTCAGGAAGCAGTAGAATAGCAGCTTATGGGTTAGGCTTCGATTTCTATGCCACCGAAATAGACGAAGAATACTTTCAGGCACAGGAAGAACGTTTTCGTCAGGAATGTTTCGGAGAACTCAAAACCAACAAAGGGATTCTAGTACAAACAAGTTTATTTGGTGTATAATTAATAACAAAATAAGGATGAAGAAATATTTAGTGCAAATAAACTGGTTGAGAAAGATGCTCAACTTCGGTTGATGTAGAAAAGAAAAAGCCACGATATTTGTGGCTTTTTTCTTTTTAGATTTTAGAATAATGATATTTGCTTTCCTTGCATGTTATCATAATTACATATCATCCATTCCTCTTGCTTCCTTCGGTTCGTTTTGCTCGCGCTAATTGTGCGTTCGATACGATGAATGATCCATCCATTTTTATTGGTATAATCTTCAATTATAGGTAAAGGAAACATGGTCAGCATGAATTTACCTTTAACGGTTTCCAGCAGATTCAACAAATCTTCCATACTTTTTTCATTGAAGCAACCTTCATAATGACCGCAATCTGTATTAATATATGGCGGATCGACAAAATGAAACGCATCCGGGTTGTCATAACAGGAAATCACTTCCAGTGCGTCCCGATTCTCGATCGTCACGTTTTCCAAACGCGTACATAAATGCTCTGTAAACAGGTCTTTAGCACCTGCCACCTTTTTAGGCATTTCCCCGTTAAAGTCGTATCCAAATGTCGTTTCTATTTTTGAAGCAAAAGACATTTTACACAAAGCCCAAATAGCCCATGCGCGTTGTACCTGACTGAAAAACTGTGGATAGTTAAGTATGTGCGCAGCATGGGTATGCATATCCCTGCAGTGCAGCGTTTTTTCAATTTCTACCTTTAATTCCTGATAGTTGATCTTTGCCATCCAATAAAATGTCGTCAGATCCATATTCAGGTCGTTAATGATTTCTGCACCGACCGGATGCTTTGCGAACAATACAGCCGCACCACCACAAAAAGCTTCAGTATATAACTTGTGTGAAGGAATAAGGGGAAGGATATGCTTCAGCATCGTTTGCTTCCCGCCATAATAAGAAATTGGAGTTTTCAT